TAAAAAAATACCAATTAAAGATTTAAAGTTTTCAAAGTATGAAGATGAAAAAAATATAGGAGCTAAGATGATTGATTTTATTGAACACCAAAAAGATATGATTGATTTAACAAAAGCCGAATGTGCCCTTATACAAGTATCTAGTTCAGCTGGAGGAACTCAAAGTTTTGATCTTCCGCCTAATTTAAAAAGACAAAAAGGCGTAGATAAGGCAAGAAAAGATTCATATTCTGCATTAATATTAGGTAACTGGGGAATGAATATATATTATGATATGATGGATTTGCCAAAAGAATCGCAAGCTGGGTTTACTCCAATGTTTATTTAAAAAAGTTAAAAAAGTAACTTTTAAAAGTGTAATTAACTTTATAATAAGATATGGCCAAAAGAAAATATAATAAAAAATCTAACTATTGGAACAAATTCAAAAAAGTGGAACCTCAGTTTTCTAAAGCTAATGAAAATGTAGAGCCCGCCACGGCAGGAGAATCTTACCACGTTTCTACGGGGTCATACAGCAGATCTGGTTCTGTAAGCAATCTCCCAACAAATAATACAAGCGCAAGAATTAACAGATCATCTGTTACAGCCCCACTAAACAAATTTAGTCAAATTAGGGCAGGATTGTTACCTTATGAAATATCTTCTGATGGAATTAATGTTAGAGAGTCTATAGAGCTTTGTCAAAAAGCTTATGCAAATGTGCCAATTTTTAGAAATACTATAGACATGATGTCTGAGTTCGCTAATGCGGAAATTTATCTTGAAGGAGGTAATGCCACATCTAGAAACTTTTTTGAAAAATTATTGGACAGAATAAAAATTTGGGATTTAAAAGATCAATACTTTAGAGAATATTACAGAAGCGGTAATATATTTTTATATAGAATAGATGGCAAATTTACTTTAGATGATTATAAAAAGTTTTCTCAAAACGTATCGGACGGACCATCTTTAAATAAGTTTCCTCTTAAATATATTGTTTTAAATCCTTTTGAAATAGTAGCAAAAAGGAGCACTGTATTTAGTACAAAGGATGGAGCTTATGCAAAGATACTTTCTGAGTTTGATATGGAAAGATTAGCAAATCCTAAAAACGATTACGATCAGGCGGTTTTTGATGCCTTAGAGCCCGAAGTTCAAAAACAAATTAAAAAAGGCGGATATTTTAAAGATGGCTTAAAAATAAATTTAAAGAACGATAGAATTTGTTATAGTTTTTATAAAAAGCAAGATTACGAGCCGTTTGCTATTCCATTTGGATATCCTGTGCTCGAGGATATTAATGCAAAGATGGAAATGAAAAAAATGGATCAAGCTATTATGAGAACAGTTGAAAACGTTATTCTCATGATAACAATGGGTGCAGAACCAGATAAAGGTGGCATCAACCCTAATAATGTTAGAGCTATGCAAAAGCTCTTTCAAAATGAATCTGTTGGAAGAGTTTTGGTTTCTGATTATACAACAAAAGCTGATTTTGTTATTCCAGATATTAACAAGGTTGTTGGTCCAGGAAAATATGAAGTTATTAATCAAGACATAAAAGAAGGGTTACAAAATATTATCTTAAATGATGATAAGTATAATGGAGCACAAATAAAAGCGAGAGTATTTTTAGATAGGCTAAAAGAAGCTAGAGAAGCTTTTATACAAGATTTTTTACAACCAGAGATAAGAAGAATATCAAAAGATTTAGGATTTAGACAATACCCAACAGTTAAATTTAAAGATATTGATCTTAGAGATGAAGTTCAATTAATGAGAGTATCTACTAGATTAATGGAACTTGGAATAATAACTGCAGAACAAGGAATGACACTTTTCCAAACTGGACGTTTCCCTAAAGCAGAAGAATTAGAACAAGCACAAGAAAAATTTGTAGGACAAAGAGAAAGAGGTTACTTTAATCCAATTGTTGGCGGAGCCCCAATGATAGATGAAGAAGAAATGAACAAACCTAAAGTTCAACCAACAAATGGCATGCCTGGAAGACCAGAAGGTTCTGAAGATCAATTTTCAAGAGCAAACATTCAAGGAACCATTTACGAAGTAGAAAGTTTGAGAAATGTAGCCTTTACTAAACTTAGAGACAAACTTAAAGTGGGCGGAAAAGGTTTCTCAAAAGAACAAGAAAAAATGGTGGATAAATTGTGTGAATCTGTAGTGTGTTCCACTGAAAAAGAAAATTGGTCCGATCAGATCATTTCTTGTGTAAATGATTTTAACGTAATAGAAAAATTAGGAACATTAGATGGCGTTCTTGATATTTCTGAATCACATAAATTAGAACTATATCCATCAGCAATTTTATATCACTCAAATGAAAGAAATTAAAAATCCATTAGTAGCGAATATTGATCGTTCAAACGGCAATATTGAAATCTCAATCGCTAAAAAATACAAAGAATCAGAAGAAGCAACTTATAAGTCTTTTATGAGCGTATGTGCCATGGATGATAAGGCTCTTGTTGATACAAGCAAAATGGATAAAGAAGGAACCATGGCTGCTTGCGGTATGCAATATGATAAAATGCGCGCAATGATAAATGAAGTTGGCAAAGGCGGATTAACAGAAAAACAAAAAAAATTACCTCCAGCTTTACAAAAAGCTATTCTTAAAAAAATGAAAGAAGACGGAAAACTTTCAAAAGAGGAGGAAGAAGAAGCAGAAGCTAAACTTCTTTCAAAAGATGATCAAAAGAAAAAAGAGGTTGCTGTGCAAGACGATATGAAAGTTGTAGAAAAACCAAAACAAACAAAAGTTTCTAAAGCTGCGGAAGAATTGCCAGCAGACACTAAAAAAAAACTAAATAAAATAGCTGAAGAATTAGATAGTGGAGTAAAGGCTCACGCAAGTCAAGCGAAACGCATCAGAGATATGCTATAAAATGTCTTCTCATAAATACACAACGACTTTTGATTTTGAAATCAAAGCTTGCCAACAAATTGCAGGTTTAGATATTTCAAAAGCCAACATAGAAAACCTAAGAAGTTTAATTCCAAGTTCAGTCGACTTGGATAAGAATATTGATTTAATGGGTGTAGCATTTAACGCTGCGGTAGTCAATGAATTTAATAAAAACGGAGATGGTATGAGTACCAAAACCGCAATAGATTCTGTGCAACAATTTGTTCATAAGCCGACGAATATTGAGCACGATAAAAAGAAAATAGTAGGACATATTGTCAGCGCTGCATTCAGCGACTATAACGACAGCTCTGTATTAGTCAATGTAGACGAAAACGAAAAAAATCCTTTTAACATTGCGCTAGGCGCAGTTATTTATAAAACGGTGGATAAAGACTTTTTCGATACACTAAGAAAAAGCACTGACCAAAAAAGCAAAACACGCAATACCGTATCTGCCAGCTGGGAAGTTGGATTCAGTGAATATAAAATCGCAGTTGGCAGTAAAAATTTAAAAGAAGCAGAAGTGATATCTGATCCAAAACAAATTATGGAAATGAAGGGTATGTTAAAAGCTTTTGGTGGTAAAGGAGTTATGGATGACGGAACTCCAATTTATCGTTTAATAGTTGGCGATGTTTATCCTTTAGGTATTGGGTTTACAATGAAACCTGCTGCAAATGTTAAAGGCATTATAAGCAACGATTTTAAACCAGAAGACAAAAAAGATATCTCACCGCCAAACTCCGATAAGGTTCAAGCAGAACAGTTAGAAAAAATTAATGACAAAATTTCACAAAATTTAAAAAATACTGTAAACAATACTAATATTATGGACATAGAAAACCTATTAACAGAACTCAAGAGCGATCTTCAAGAGAAAAAGTTTTCTCAAGAAGCTATTGCAGGCATGACTTCAACATTTGCTGAAGCCATTAAAAAGAAAGACGAAGAGTACAAAGCTTCTCTTGAGTCTGCAGAATCAGAGAAAGCCGAAATCGCAAAGGCGAATGAAGACCTCAAAGCTTCTGTTGACTCCATTAAAGAGGAACTCAAAGCTGCTCAAGAACGCATTGCTGAATTTGAAGCTACAAAACTCGCTGAAGAAGCGGTTGCACGTTTTAATTCACGCATGGAAGAGATTGATTCTCTATATGACCTTGAAGAAAGCGATAGCTCATTCATTGCTGAAAAGATTAAAGGACTTGATGCAAGTGATGAGGCTTACGCATCTTTCAAAGATGAACTAGCTGTATTTTGGTCTTCAAAGAATAAAGAAGCCAAAGCTAAAATCGAAGAAGAAATTCAAGCTAAAATTGATGCAGAAGTTGAAAAACGTCTTACATCTGAAACGGCTGAAGCTTCTGAAGATTCTAAAGAAGATGTTCAGGTCGATGTTGAAGAAGCTCTTGCTAACGCAGAACAAACTACTACAGAAATTCCTAACAATAACGAAGCTCAAGCTTCAGCAAAAACTTTTAAGGAAAAATTCGCCGCTGCTTTTAGTCGCGAAAATATCCTTGGATAACAAACAAATTTAACTTAACTAATATTATGGCACTTAGATTACTTCCATTCAGACAATATGATGAGCAAGACGTTGTAAACCTCTTTGCTCTGTCCACATCTGATGCCCTTGACAGCACAACTGGTGATGGTGTCGGATCTAATGGTGTATTCG